GCTGGAGCTGGGGCGGGCGCTAAAGCAGGCGCAGGGGCCGGCACAAACTGAGTAATTGGGGTGTTTTCTTCGTCATATCCAACGGTTACAAAACTACCAGATGGGCCCTTGGCGTATTCGGTGATGGGCGAGCCTTCGCTATCGTACCCAGCGGTGTAAAGATATGTAGGGCCATAGAATGTGTCTACGAGTCGAACATCTTCTGCATTGGGCGGTAGCGGATCAAATGGTGAATTAGCCATTACTTAACACTCGGATTCATTGCGCCAAGAAGGGCGGTTGCCCAGTCTTCCCACTTCTCATACTGAGCGGGGTTCGGAACAGCCTCATTGGTGAAGATGTCGATAGCCAAAAGACCTTGCCCCCACAGCTTCCAATCAGTTCGGCTGTCAGGAATCTCTAGCTGTTGAGCGGCATACTGTTCGCCCATGAGGCATGCCCACGACTCAAACGTGTGGTAGCGCGGGTCATAGACAAGCTGTTGAATGGGTGTGTTCATGATCAATACGGACGAACATCGCCAAAGTCAGCGTTAATGATGATGCGACCCAACTGATAGTCGCCACCCTCTACGTTAGAGATAAACCGAAGGCGCATTTCCCTTCGTTGTTCACGCATGTCAATTTTATGCGTATCTGGGAAAAAGGTATACGGATCAGACTCTTTGTCATCGGCTTGGGCATATGGCCGGCCGGTCACAATCAAATCCATTGGGCCGCTTTGCAAGAAGTCAGGCTCTACCCGCTCAACCCGCAGCCAGTAGTTGTCAGCCACCTGAGAGGGCTGCGCAGGACCGCCAGAAACCCAGCCAAGATCGTTGGTCTCAAAGTAAGACTCAATCGCTAGTGCTTGATTAGCGCGGATAGCATCCGTACCAATCTCATGTTGATACAAAGAGACAAAAGTCTTCACATCAGTCAGGGTCATGCTAAAGCTGCTTCCAGCCGGGAGGCTAGCGCTTAGTACATCCCCAACAACATAGTCCATACCGTAGCCGGTAATGGTTACCGATGTAACCGCTCCACCGCTTACCACAATTGTGGCAGTCGCTCCGGTTCCAGTCCCGCCAGTAAGCGGTTGGTTGTGGTACGTGCCGTTGGTGTATCCAGAACCAGCCGTGAACGTAAACAGATCAACTCCACCAGTTCCGTTTGGGGTCCAGTCGGCGTTGATAGGAAAACGGAAGACTTGCGAGAAGTAACCGGCTGAACGTCTAGCCCCAAGAGCCTCGCCAGCGTCATACCAGCAGTTCTCACGGATGTTGTAAACCACCGCATCCGTACACTCAGTTGCGTTACCGCGGGGGTAGAACCACCAGATCTCACCGTAGCGCGGGACTTTAGTCACCCACACCTTTGATCTCTGAGCATAGTTCAGGTTATCAAAGAAGTAGTTTTGATTGAAAGAATTTGGGATCTCTTTGACGGCACCGTTGTATAGCAAGAATCTATCAATGCCGCACCAGTAATAAACTCCGTCATACTCAATGACTGATTGAGACGACATGATTGAAGACTGGCTACTAATCAAGTCATAGCGCCAATACTGGGCTGGAGTTCCTACGCCACCCACAAAGCTCACGCGGATGAGGCTATCAAGGCTCCAAAAGAGCCCAGACGGCGCGTTAGAACCACCGCGGACCGGCAGCCCTTGGACGATCTTTCCTGTTGCTACGTTGACCGTGTTGGCGTCGGCAGACACCCAATCTTGAAGGTTTGCAGCGGAGCAGTTGCGGATCAGACCGTCATTGCCATACACAAACACATACGGGTGCAAAGCCACCACACCGCCAGACACAGAGATTTCATTGTCAAACTGAATGCTTGTCGGGCCGTTTGAGGTGGCGTTATGGTCAAACGTAACAGTACCGCTGACGTTAGAGACTACTCGCGTACCTGCAGGGAATGCAGAGCTGATAACCAACTGACCAGCTCCAATCAAAGGATTGGCAGCTGCCAGCGTACCCGTAGGAGACCCAATCGCTGTCGTAACGGTGTCCGTTACAACCCCAATCGGAGACAAAGATGTACCGTTAAGGTTTCCACCCAGAACAGATGTGTTCACATTGCTATCGACCAGCGATAGGTTCTGGCCGGGATGGGCCAGCAACAAGTTGTTCCCAGACCCGCTAACGTCGGTGAACGTATCAAATTGCCAAAGGTTGTTATCGTTCGGCACAAACCCAGACAGAGTCAAGTCTGAAATCCCAGCGCCATTACCATTAAAATCAATTGGCAGCTTTTGCATGCCATTGTTGTAGCCATTGAAGACGTTAGAGAACCCATTTTGAGGGTTGACGTAGATTCCACGAGACGGACCAGCCAGCATGTTGGTAATCTCTTGATAGCCGCCCATCTTTCGCGGGCGACCACGCTGGAAGCGCATCCAACGCCCATCGGTGTAGAAGTTCTTATCAAAGAACGTCCCATCCCGCTGAACGCCGGCAACAGAATCAAGGGCGAAAACCTTTTTTGTCATTAAAAGGTTCCACCAGAGACGCCATTGGTGAACGTACCAGTACCGGCAATCGTCAGGCCAGTGGAGTCCAGAGTCGAAACATTTGACCCAAGAATGGAAATACCAAACTGACCAGCAGATGGGCGGTAGATGCCAGTGTTATTTTCTGAAGTAAAGTTAAGTGCAGGATTTGCTGTAGTTCCATTAACCAAACTAATTGCAGTTGTTCCAACTTGAACAGTGTTAGCGTTTAGGAAGTTTGTGCCATCACAGATCAAAGTGACTTGGTTGTTAACAGGAACAACAACTGAAGAAGCGCCAGCAGCTCCGGTCGTAATGGTCAACGTGTGACCATTGGCAATGGTCTGGTTAGAAACGACATAAATGTTTACAACCTGCGGATAGACCGCAACAACGTTGCCACTCAAAGAGCCCGTGTATTGTTGAATGGTGCTAGAAATATCTTGAGTTGTAAGATAATAAGTACCAGAAGTAACCGGTTTAACAAGCGCAGTAAATTGAAAGTTTGCGGCCTGACCATAGCCAATCGTGATGTATCCGTTGCCCGTAGAAATAATGAAAGCAGATTCTTGCGGCGCAAAGGTCAGCGTGACAGCACCATCAATCAAATCCGATCCAGTCGTAGCAACGGTGACACTTCCAGTGCTGTTGTTTTTGAAGAGCGTAAACCAGTTGTCACCAATAGTTGCAGAAGTCGGCAAATAGACAGAACCTGCACCGCCCGACCACAACGTAACTTGAGCCCGCTGAGAGCTGGTAAAGGTAGCGCCGTTAACAATACCTACCGAAGGATGGGATTGATTTAGCGTAGCGCCAGAGGCCACCAGACCCAGTCCAGCCAATGTATTGGCGTCAGGGCTTGATGTCCCCACACCGAAAGCAATCACACCCCACACACCAGCCGTTGTAGCGGTGTTAGTTAGATAGATGTACTTGGCCTGACCCGGTGCAATCGAAACAATCGTACCGGCAAACCCATACGTCTTAACGGTAAAGGTGTATGCCCCATTGTTCAGAATCAAGGCATCTTGGCCAACAGAAACCTGATTGCCCGGCGGCATGGCCAAAGACAAATTACTCGCGCTCGGGGTGACTTGCATGATCCGCGCGGCAAAGTTATCCGTAGCGTTACCATTGATTGGCCACTCAAGCTGCGTATTAGCCGTCAGAGAGATACTGCGGTACGAAACATCAACCGGCTGGATGACGTTTCCTGTGAAGACCGAGTTATAGCTACCCATTTAACACCCTTTCTTCAACACGCTTTGAATCTGTTGAAGTTAACATTTTACGATTTAGCAATGATTGGCTAATCTTCTTTTTGGTTTCTTCGCTTAACGGCTTGCGTGGGCGAGCTTTGTGAGCCTCAGACATTTTTTTACGAGTTTCATCTGAAGGCTTCTTTCCAAGATTTTTGCCTTTATTGGATTCGCTGATTTGTTTAATCTTTTCAGGACTCCATTTTCTACCCTTGGCCCCGCCGAATTTTTTAGATCTTTCTTCTGGTGATAAAGAGGCTGCATAGGCAACGGCGGCTTTCCTGCGAATCTCTTTGTCTTCATTTGTCATTGGTCGTCCAACAACGCCATCGCCACCATCCGTTAGATTGTATCCATTGGGCGATTTTGTGTTGTGCTGTTGAATCAACATTTTTTCAATATCACAAGCACTTTCAAAGTCAAAAGCATCGCAAATGTGCGATAAAACAAAGTTTTCTTTGCCGTAGTGTTTGACTGCCGAATGAAGCGCGGGAGCACTTCCATTTGCTGAAATGTGCTGATACCAACGACGTTTGATATCCTTGGTAAGACCAACGTATTGCTTGCCATTGACTGCATTCGTGATGATGTAAACAGCCCACATCATGATGCATCCCTCACAATGGCTTGACGATCGCCAATACGAGCGACGTTCTCAAGCTTGAGCATTTCAATAGCTTGTTGGTACATGGCCTGCCAGAGTTGCACACGCTCATCGTTCTTTAAAAATGGCATGGCTTGCAGGAGCGATCCATAGAGCATGGCCTGCGGTGCATACTCGGTAAACCAGTTGGTCTGGTTCGCAGAACTCAACGGCGGCACGCGCTGGTAGTACAGAACCTCAAAGGTGTAGTTAGTGTCCGGAGTCGGCGCTACCAACCAATGGGTGTAGTCATAGTCGCTGTAGTACAGCGGGATCCCAGTTTGTGCTGGATCGGGCCAATACTCCCGAAGGTACTCATAGTCACGCAGCAGGACAGGCTGGCGCTGACCGTCAATCGTGATGTTCATGGAGACCGTCTTGCGCCACCGTGCGGGCTTATCAAGAACGTCTTGGTTGGCTACCATGTTGCTCTGGACAACATTCAGGTTGCCAAGAAACTTCAGGTCCGCAGCAATGATCTGCTCGGCCAGCATGATAAAGGTCGGAATCTTTTGGAGCGTTGCGGCGTCAGTACGCTCGAGGTATGACGAGATGTCAGCGACCAAAGAATCGTACGTTTGCACAGCCGCAGTCGTCATCTTGAATACCTTTTATTTAAGACTGATAAAGCGCCGCTTCATCTTTTCGCCTTTTTACTAATCCCGGCAATACTTTACCACCGGCTTTGCAATATTTCATCAAAAATGATACAGCACCCTCTTTATCACCTCTATTGGTTTTCATTCT